TAGAATCTGATACTAAAACAGTTATAGGAGTAAGTGGATATCCAGTAAAAATTATTTCATCATCTATTGGGGGCTCTACTTTGAACCTTATTTTTTGCTCGGTAAAAGACCAAAAGCAATCATAATCATCTTCCTCACTTAAATATTCTGTTCCAACAGTTTTACTACTACCATTAACAGTAACCGCTGGAGTAGAACCATATTTAAAAACAGTATTATAATTCAAAGTAACACCATCACTTAAAGTATTATAACTTTTTGTTGATACTGAAGTTTTCTCACCACCTTTAACTCTTATATAATTTTTAAGTTGTGATAAATCTAAATTATAATCCAAACTGTCCTCTATATAATTATCATCTGTATTATTTAAATTAAAAGGGGATAAATCTGAATTACTTATAAAAAAATGAATATCGTTGTCTTCATCTATATACCAAGAATAACCCACAGCGTCGGCTAATTTTTGAATACATTTAGTAGTCGATATTGTATTAAAAGTCACAGAAGTTATTTCTACATCAGCATTAACATTTGTATCAGTTATAGCACCACCAAATCTAGCGTCAGCTATAATATCAGTAATAATATCATTTATAGTTGTATCAGAATATCTTTTAGTAATAAGTATATTATCTAATAAGACAGTATTATCCTTACAAGTAACAGATATTCTCTCAGAAAATCTATCGCCCACATTATCTAGCATTACTATTTTTCCACTATAAAAAACATCCTCATTAAAATAAATTATAACATTAGAACCTATGCTTGGGCTGTAAGTTTCGCCAGCATAAACATTTAATTCGAAATTACACATACTTGGGTTCTCATCAATCTCATCAGTAATACTAAAAGAGTCAGTTATTATTCTGTCTGTTTTATCTATGGTATCAATATATATTTTTAGCTTATAACTATTCATTAAGCCAAGTTAGTTTTTAATTTAAAGTCTTTAAATATAGCCTCTGCAATTTTCTTTCCTGAATCTCTATCCAATAATTGATTACCACTAACATTTATATTTATTGTAGTTCCATTTGTTATATTATTATTTGGAGTTATTACTCCACTATGGTTTGGGGTAAATATTTCAGGACCTCTTTCCCCGACAACATAAGACCTAGCAGACGATACATTACCACCTGTTGCCTTACCACCACCAAAGAAAGAACCAATACTATTACCAATATCTCCTAAAATATCACCTGCTTTGCTTTTAATTCCATCTAATTTACCAAATAAATTTGATATAGCATCTATTGCAGGTTGTATAAAGCCCATTATACTATCAAATACACTTTTTACAGTATCTTTAAGCCATTCGAATGAATCCCCTGCTGTTTCAAGAGCATTTTTAATATCTGTTTTGATTGCTTGTATAAGATATGTATCAATAAACTCCCAAGTTTCCCTCATCATATCTAAGAAAGAAGTTACAAGAATTATAATGACTTGTAATGCAGTAGTAAATACCACGAAAGCACCTAATAAAAATATACCAACTATTGTCCCTAATATTTTTAACATAGGGGTATAAGGCTTTAAGGCTTCCCATAATTTTTTCACTTCAACCCATACTTTTGAAAAACTTTTTTTAATAATATCAAGAACTTTTTTTACTGATTCACTTTCTTTTACTGATTTTGCAAATTTTTTAATATTTGTTGTCATTCCACTTATAACCACAGTTGTATCTAACATTGTATTAGCCATTCTTTGTAATGGTTCTGGCAAAGCGTTTATTGATTCAGAAGTTTTTTCTCCAGTAACGGCAACTTTTGCTAATTCCTCCCCAAAATCAATAATACTAGGTAAGGCATCATTAAAAGAAGTCAAAGCACTAGCACCAAAGTCTAAAATTTTAGTTTTTACAGGTTCTAACGCTATTCCAATACTCATCATAGTATCTTCCATTGCAGAACTAAAAGCCCTTTGTCTATTTGCTAAACTATCCTGTGTCCTAGAATAATCACCAAGGGCATTTTTAGATTGGTCTACTGCTATTGCATATCTTAATTGTATTTTTTCTTGCTCTGTCAAAGACTTTATATTAGTATTGTACCCTAACTCTAAAGCTTTTTGTTTCATTAAAGTTTCATTCACTACTATGCCTAAAGCCTTTAAATTTTCAGTTTCCCCCAATAAACCTTTTCTCAATCTAGTAACTGCTTCCTCTGTCCCCCCAGAAATATTGCTGAAAGAAGCTAAATCACCTCCCAAAGTAATTATTTGGTCAGTCAAAGCCAAAGCCCCATCTTCGGTATATCCAAACCCAGTTAATAAATCACCAGTGTCTGCAATCATTCCTGTAATACTTTTTCTTGATAAATCAAAACTTTTCGCCAGATTATCTGACATATTTTTCGCCTCATCTTGAGTGTTTTGAAAAACTACATTCATTTTACTAAAACTCTCGCCAAATTCTATTGATAAATTAGTAGTTGCTGTCATTATTTTTTTAAAAGCATATCCCAAACCTGTTGCAACTGCGGCAACTCCAATACCAAACTTCGCAACTTTTTTACCAATAGTTGTTAGGGTAGTTCCTAAAGTCTTTGTATTTTTGCTAAAATTAGATAAAACTTTTGAGGCCTCATCTTTAGCCTTTAAAATAATTTCTAATGTTTTATCATTACCCATTTTTTTGTTTTTTACTTTCTTCTTTCCTCTTACAATTAAGAATAGTTATATAGTTTTCTATATCATTTATATCCATATCCCTTATCTCTTGCGGGGTCCAGCCATACTCACTAGATAATAATTCCATTATGTATCCTCTGCTAGCACTTCTTTTTCCTCTTATCTCTTGTGTTATTTCAAACTCGTCTGCTATTTTTTTTTTGTTAACATTTCCTCAACTACAGAATAAAGTTTCTCACCATCTGGAATAGACAAATTTTCTAACCAATCAAAAGAAAATGGAATTTCTATATCTTTTTCTGTTATTTTTCTAACAGCTATCCTTATAGCATTTTTCTTATAATTAAACATTGTATCAGCATTTAACTTTCCAGTCCCAGTTTGTAGGTCAGCTATTTGGGCTATAACACCCTGTATTTGTTCTTGTTCTCCCCAAGTTATATAATCTATCACATCAACATTATATGTGCTCAATTTGACTAGCTTTGTAGTTCTATCCATATAATTTTATTATTTGTTAGTAAGATATTTGTTCGTTTGTTAATACAATATTACCAAGTAATTCGTCTTCAGTAGAATAATAAGCCTCAAATTTAAGAACCAATCTAACTATTTCATTATTATTACTAGATATTTCAGGTTCCTCAAATTTAACTTTAGCTAATTTTATAACCATTTTTGGATGTAAAGCTGAACCAATAGTTGTATTTGTATCTTCTATTGTAATTTCCATTGCTTTTAATGTGTTTTCTAAAGCATAATCTCTTTCATAAACAGATGAATAATATATTTCCATCTCACCAGTAAGGCTAAAATTTTGATTTAAAAAGTCTGTTGGTTCTTCACTACCTAGACAATCATCATCTTGAATTTCTTTTGAAATACTTAAAGTTAAATTTTTAGCACATATTTCATCACCACTAGAAACATCATCATAAGCGTCTGCTGTTTTTATAGTCACATTTTTCGCCATAAAATAATTTTCATCAGCATAAGTAACAGTAGAACTATCAGCAACTTGTGATAATCCTTTAATACCAGCCTTAAATTTTATGTAATCATTTACAGCTAAATCTAAATCTAAAGTTTCAATAACTGAATTTACATAAGCCACTTGTTCAATATCACCTCTTTTTTCCACTATTGTGAAAGTTGGGTGTTGTGAACTTTGTAAAACTGAAAAAGTATGAGCATAAACTCCACTTTCAACTGTTGATGTAGATACTTCGCCCATAGAACCAAGTAAAAACAAACCAAAAGATTTATCAAATACTTCGCCCTCAATAGAACCAGCTGAATATTTTTTACCGATTATTGCGTCATCTCTAGCCTCTTGTCTTCCAAAGGCTCTCTCACTTTTAACTACTTCTATTTTATCCTGAACGTCAAAGCTAGTAGGTTTTAACCAAAATGTAGGTGCTATTTTAGTTCCTCTAGTAGTTTCTTTTGCTATCCCAGAATTATATATTCTTTTAATTTGTTCACTCATATAATTTTTTTAAGTTATTTATATATTAAGTATATCACGAAACTATTTTAGTAAAAAATCAATCAGTTTTTATAAGTTATTCCAGCATTTTTTAATTCAATTTGTTCATTCTGTAAATAGACAATCTCTCTTTCAATAGCTGTTATATCTTTTGTAGTTTCAATAAAACTATATAGTAGATAAGAG